GTAGCTTCAGCAGTAGCAAACTTAAACAAGAACTTAATAAAAAAATAAGAAATGGCAATTACAACAAATTTTGATACAGCTGTTTTAGCTTTAGTTACTGACCTTGTAACCGCTGAAAACATAGATATTTCAAAAGCGATTTATACCAGCACTTTTGAAGTGGGTGATATTGCTGAAGGTCACCAAATCGTAACAGGTATTCGTCCTGGTGCATTAATTCCTATTTTGGACAATTCACCTAACTACGCATCATTCCCTGTTAAGGATGCAAATAATTGCGTTATCCCTTCTTGTGCCTTAGATTTAGGATTTGCAACTAAAGCGTGGGAAACTGCAATGATTGCCTGTAAAATTCCAATTTGTATTAATTCATTTGATGAAAACTTTTTACTTTTCTGGAATCAATACAAAAGAGTATTCGGGGATGCTGACTTGAATTCAGCATTACTTCAATACATCATTGATTTATTTCAAAACAACTTGAAAGCTGCAATATGGCGTAGAGTTTGGTTCGCTGATTCTGCAAGCGTTGATCCTTTATTGAGTGGTGCTGATGGAATCTTCACACAAGCTGAAGCGATGGACGGTTTTAAAATCGTTGTTACTGAAAACTCTTTAGGTTCAGGATTGACAGGTGCGGCATTATACGATTACTTAACTGAAGCCTATGAATACGCTTCTGTTCAAGCTTGGTGGAATCCTGCTACAGCTAGATTTGAAATGACTCAAGCAATGGCAGCCGTTTTGGTTTCGTGGTTAAATAGCTTAGGTGACAAATCACTTTATAACTGTGAATGTTATTCACCTGATGGGGTTACAGCACAAAGAACTTTCTCTATCAATGGACAATTAAGAGTGTTCGGAGTTCCTGTACACATTCACAGAGAATTTGACGGAGTTATCAATGCTTTTGCATTGGGTAATCCATACAGAGCAATCCTAACAAACGAAAGTAACATTTTGATTGGTACAACTGAATTGGATCAATTACCTGCTTTTGATATTTGGTATTCTAAAGATGATGACCAAATCTACATCAAAGGTGGCGCAAATGTAGGTGCTGCATTAGTTACTAATCAATACGTATACATTGGTGCAGAAGCAGATTCGCCAAGTGTTTAATCTTAAAAACTTAAAAAAATGGCAGTAGCAAGTATATGCGGTACATTAAAAAACGGTCAGGATGCATCTTGTGTTGCTCCTGCCCGTAGATTTTACCAACAAGTAGTATTAATAAACAAGGCAGATATTGATACTGAATCAGTTGTTTTGTCAGTTCCTACTGCTGAAGACCCTGATTGTTTGTATAACGTTCAGTTTGCTTTAAAAGACGGTAAAACAGGATTTAGATTCACTGGGCCAGAAAGCGGAAGTTCTTACAAAGGATACTTTGACAAAACTTTATCTGATTTAGGTTTTCCACAATACAAACATAACGCTCAAATTCTTGTTGTTGGTTCTACAGAAGAAGCAAAATGTATTTTGGATGCTTTGAGTAAAGGTAAATATGTTGCAGTTTATCAATTCACAGACGGAACCGTTGAAGTTTACGGATTTGAAAACGGATTAACTACAGGTGACTTTACTTATGACGTGCAAGAAGGTGGAGGAGGTACAGCAATTGTATTATCTTCATTGGATATTGCGCCTGAGAATTATGTGCCTTTGGTTTATAATTCAACTCCTCCAGGTTCTGAGAATGCAGATTTCGATTCAAATTTTGATAATGGCGCACCTAGTGTATAATTATGACAGTTGAAGAATTAATATTAATAGACAAAAATAAGGTTAGGAGAGATTCTAACCTTATGTCTTTATACCTATTGCACTTTAAGGAAACGTTCAAATACGCTCCAAGTTGTGCAGGATGTTCATTTGCTAGTGACTGGCAAAAATTAGTTAGTTTTTATTCAAAGAAAGTAGAAAAAAAAGTAACTTTACAAAAAGAAAACATTATGAGTACAATTTCAATAAAAAGAATACAAGGTAAGATTCTATCCTATAAAAAAGATGGTAGAACTTTTAGACAGTACGACAATATTTTGACTGATTCATTTGTTAAGGAATATTTATCAAACGGTACAAAAGAAGAAATTGAAGAACGCAAAAGGTTGTTTAATTTTCCTGATGAATGCAATACAAAAGAATTATCAGCATCACCAAAAACAGAATGTACAGACGGTAAATTTCAAAACGTATTGATTGTAGAGAGACCAAACACGACATCTACTCTAGAATCGTTAGGCAATAATTCAGAACCTGTAAAAGAAATTAAACGCAGAAAAAAACGCACTCCAAAAAATGGATAACAGCAAGAAAAGTTTTGTCGGAAAGTGGCGAGCTAAATTTGTCGAACTTTATTCACGTATCATAACCATTGATAAGAATAAAGACGATTCTATTTATTACAATGGAGAAAACAACCTTTATCCAAATGAAATAGAATTAGCAATACTTAACAGCCCTTCAGGAAAGAATGCATCTAAAATGTTTGCTAAATTCGTTTCAGGAAAAGGAGTTGAGAATGATTACATTGTTAATGCTGATAAAAACTATAAATTATCTAAAATAGTAAAGATTGCAGCTTCTGATGTCGCTAGACAAAACGGTGTTTTTTTTCACATTGGACAAGAATTAGATGATGACCTTAAGTTAAAGCCCGTAATTGATGTTCTTGAATACACTAAAACAAGAATAGGAAAAGAAGATGACAACGAATACATTGGTAAATATTGGTTTAAAGATTATTGTGTTGAGCGTGGATGGAATAAAACAGATAAAGAAGCTGAATACTATTACGCATACAATAATAATCCTGAAGTAATTTTAGAACAGATTAAATCTGATTATTTAGAGTGTAATCCAAAAGCAGAAGAAGCTGATTTAGCAACAATGTTACCTCATTACAGAGGCCAAGTATACTACCTAAATATGACTCCTGAGTTCAAATATGCTTTGTCTCCTTTTGATGCAGTTTATAATGATTTGGATTCTGAATGCAGAATTTCAATGTACACTAATCGTCAAGTAAGAACAGGATTCTTAGGCAAAACTTATGTAGTTACAGCCGGTCTCGATGAAGAAGATGAAGAACAAGTGCAAAAAGATGTAACTATGTGGCTTGGTTCTGATAACGTAGGAGGTACTTACCATTTATCAATCGGAGCTACTGATGATATTGATAAAGTATTTAAGGTAGGACAGATTAAAGCTGAAATAGATGATAAATTATTTTCGGAAACAAAATCCACTTTAAGAGACAATATCTATGCAGCTGCAAATAACATTCCGGCTCAATTGGTAAAATCAGACACTTCTATTTTTGGCACTCAGTCAGAAACTTATGTTGAAATGAAAAAGTTTTATACTGAACAAACTTTAGACGAACGTACCGAAATAGAAAACACTTTGACTTACTTAGGATTCCCTTGTAAAATTATTCCAATAATCGAAATAAACGTAAACAATGAACCTATTACCCCATCAATATAATTGCATTGGAATAGTTGCAAAACATTGTGACTTAAATAAACTATGCATAGCGGAAGACGAAGCTTCGAATTTTGATTTAGCGGAATTGTTTTGTGATTTTTGGATTGAAATTGAACAGATAAATGATGAAGTTTTAGCATATCAAGCCGATCCTGAGTTACCCATTCCTGAAAACTATGCAGAAAAAAAAGCATTATTAGACGGCGGTACGTATTTAGACTGTTCACAAAAACAACGCCCATTTGGAGGTATTTATAAAATACTTACTTACTATTCATATTCCCGTTACACTATCTTAAATGGATTCTCAGACACTCCAAACGGACTAGTACAAAAGACTAATGAGTTTTCAATTCCAAAGTCATTAAAAGAATTAGAACAGTTTTCAGATAAGTATAGAAATATGGGTAAAATATCTTTCGAAAGAACGGTTAGATACATTTGCCAAAATACTGAAATATTTGATTACTCACATTGTCCAGTTGATAAATGCGGTTGCGGTTCTGAAAAATGCGGAAGCACTAAAGCAAAAGGATACGGTTTTAAAAGCAGAAACGTAAATAAATAATGAGTTGCGAAAAACTAAGAAACGGACTTGATTTATCCTGTGGTAGTATTGTAAAAAACTATTATCAGCAAGCTGTTTTGATTAATCGTGAAGATGTTTTAAATAAGCAAATATTAACAAGTATCGTATCTATTGAAGATGTTTACGAATGTAGGTATAAAGTTTTATTCAATCTAAAAGAAAACTTGTCAGGATTTTTGTTTTCAATGACTGAAAATGGTAGTACTATTTTCGGAGTAGTTGAAAAATCGGTTATAAACGGAATTCCTCAATACTCGCATTCAGTAACCATAAATGTATTAGGGGTAAATCAGTTGGTTAAATGTACTTTGAAACAATTGGATTATGGAGATTATTTTGTGGCTTTGCAGTTGTATGACGGTACGGTAGAGATTTACGGTTTTGAATACGGAATGACTACATCAAATTATACCTACGATCCGCAAAACGCAAACGGAGGTGCAATAATAAAACTTGTTTCTTTGCCTGATGCATTGGAAGATGAATTACCATTTATTTATGAAGGCGGTGCGGATGATTTTGATAACTTATTTCAGGACGTTGTATTTACGCCTCACGGAGATTTTAACGATGATTTCAATAACGACTTTAATAATTATTAGTAATGGCTACACCGACCTATGCAGAAGTATTAACTCAAATCAATACGTACATTGTAGCCAATGGCAATAATGAAATAACGGCAAATGTTTTAAATCCTATATTGCAGTTAATGTCAGATTTTACCAATAATACAATTGGTGATTTAAGCACATTAACCACTGATGACATTGATAACATTGTAGCTGCAATAAATTCGTTAAAGCAAAACTTTGATGATTTAGTTAACAATGGTGTTCAATTATACACAGGCACAGCTGATCCAAACGTAACGCCACCGCCTTCATATAAATATGCAGATTTTTATATGCAGTTGGATATTGACACGACTCCGCTCCAATTATGGCAATGGAACGGCTTTGAATGGAGAGATTCTTCAGGTGAACCCGCAACAAGTAGCGACAATGTAGTAAATAATTCCGACGTTCCCGGCATTACGGTCACCGATGCCTTAAACAATCTTCTTGCGTCTTCGGTGTCACTGCCTAAAATGTATTTTGTAGCTGATGGTATAAACGATTCGTTTGATACGGGAAGTACAGCAATAATAAAAGCAGTGTACCGAAATAACATAATGATACGAGACCCTGATTGGACACAAACAGGAAGCGTATTTACACTAACATTTGTCCCTGATAACGGGGACGAAATTAAACCAATATAACATGAAAAAAATACTTTTTTTACTATTATGTACCGTATCGATTTACAGTCAAACATATCCAACCAATCCGACTGCGTTTGGTAAGATTTCTATTAACACGAATGTAGAAAGCACAACGGCAACGAAAATATCGGTGCAGGAATCTAATAACCAAATCAATTGGCTACAACCAATAAACATTCCTATTACTACAACTCCTAGTAATTACACCCCAACAGCACCAACATTAGGGGGTCACTTAGATGGCATAAACACTAAACTAGGTACTATAGGAACAACTACAGCGGGTATCTCTACTAGAGTATGGTTTACAGCCGATCAAACTACAATAACAGCAGGAACGTTTGACCTCACTAACCCACTAAATAAAGGTACGGTAGCAAGTCACCAACAAACAGTTGCTAATGATGATGGACAAAAGAAATACTTTACTACTGATTTAATAGGCAATCCTTTTGCGATGATTACCACGTTCCCACAAGGAACATATGCGGGGAATTTATCAGTATCAACTACACCAACAAACGCAAATCAAAAGTTTACAGTAGAATTGTATAGATGTAATAACGCGGGCACTCCAATTGCTTCGGGTGTTGCAGGTGCGGTTACTGGGTCGCTGGGTGTTACGGTTATAATGATTATGGATAGTGGTGAAGTGACTTTAGCAAATGCTAGCGTTACTAATTTGCCTGTTTCGACTATTCTAGGCGTTGGGGGATTTACTATAAATGCAGGCGAAAGAATACGTTACCATGTGTCGGCTGAGAAAGTAGGTACGGCAGGCGGAGTGATAAATGAGAGTGTGTACTACGGTACTTCTTTTAATTCTTTTATTGATGTGCCGGTGATATACAACTCATCTAGTATAAAGGATGTTAGTACTGTTACTTCGGGAGTAGGGACTGTTACGGATGCTTTGAATACTTTGAACACGGGAAAAGCTAATGACGGTTCTGTGGTACATTTATCGGGATCAGAAACGATTACTGGACAGAAATTGTTTTCATTACCCATTAAAGTTGGAAACGGGACATTATCTACTCCTAGTATAAACTTTTACAATGAAAGTGCATCAGATACGGGGTTTAACCACACAACAACAGACGGGGCTATTGATGTTATAAGCAACGGAACAATTACAGCAACTTTTTTTAATAACGGATTTAATAGTTTTCAACCCTTAACATCTGTATCTTTTATAAAATCGGGAGCGACATCAACAGATGCTTTATTAGCCGGAGGAGCTACTTTATCTAATCCTATAAGTGGCACTGGAGTTTCAGGGACATTAAGCAAATGGACAGGCACAGGAACACAAGGCAGCAGTTTAATTCAAGAGTCTTCAGGAAATTTCACGGCTAACAACCCTGTTTCTCAATATTTTAGAATAAGAGAAACAACTACTGGAAACTTAAATACAGCAATGATAATTGTAGATGGAACTATTGCTAAGTTCGTTGCTGACTATACAACAACTCCAATACCTATGGCTTTTAGGGTGAGTGATATAGATAGGATTTCGATTAATACGTCAGGTGTAGTCAATGTTTCTAATTTAGCCGGAACTGGATCGCGCCAAGTTGTAGCAGATGCAAGCGGTAATTTGTCGGCTACCGATCCAGCACCTATAAGTGGAACTTATACGCCTACCTTGACA